GACGAAGAATCAATCTTCGGTAAACCTGCTCCAAAGTACATTCAAGCTGAATTAGATTGGTATGAAAGCCAATCAACGAATATTAACGATATTCATGGTGAAGAAAAAGAACCACCTGCTGCTTGGATATACTCAGCTAATGACAATGGTGAAATCAATTCTAACTATGGTCATCTCGTAAACTCACCAAAGTTTTATAATCAGTACTATAACGCGATTGACGAATTGATTAAAAATCCAGATAGTCGTCGTGCACAGATGATTTATAATCGTCCATCTATCTGGGTTGAATACAATGAAAATGGTAAATCAGATTTCATTTGTACTAATGCGCAAACGTTCTATATTCGCGATAATAAGTTGCATATGGTATCACAAATGCGTTCAAATGATGTAGTCTTTGGTTATAAAAACGATTATGCTTGGGCACAACATCTTATGGATCGCGCTATTGATAATCTAAATGAAGAAGGATATAAACTTACAAAAGGTGATCTTACGTGGCAAGTAATGAACCTACATGTCTATGATCGACATTTTGAATTGGTAGGTTGATATGAGCAAAATGGGTCAATATGTTCTTGAACAGCAAGAAAAAGAATATGAAACATACGAACATTACCACGAATATATGGGAAGAAGAATGAGAGAAGCAGATAGGTATGAATATGATCGAGCGCAGAAATGGCATTTTCGATTTATGGATATGGCTAAACTTATAGCCGACTGGAGCAAAGATCCATCAAGTAAAATCGGTGCAGTTGCTGTTAATGACGAACGTCGTATTCTTGCAACAGGATATAACGGCTTTCCAAAGGGTATTGAAGATAGTCCTGAACGTTTAGCCGATCGTCCTGAAAAACATAAGTTAGTTATTCATGCTGAAATGAATGCTCTTATGAATGCTTTGTACTCAGGTGTAAGCCTTAAAGGTGCAACTATGTATGTTTATGGATTACCAATCTGTCCTGATTGCGCTAAATGCGTAATACAAGCCGGCGTTAAAAACGTCGTTATCCCAACCGACAAAACCGATAAAGGTGAGTGGCAAAAGGTCTGGGAAGAAAAAAGTTTACCAATGTTTAAAGAAAGTGGTGTAAACGTTACTGTACTTGGTATGTAATAATGGCATATCTAGTTACTGATAACTGTGTTAAATGTAAACACACCACATGTGTATCGGTTTGTCCTGTAGATTGTTTCTATGAGGGCGATGATATGTTAGTAATTAACCCCGATGAATGTATTGATTGTGGAATCTGCGTACCTGAATGTCCTGTTGATGCTATTGTAGCAGACGTTGATTTACCAGAACCAGATCGAATCATTTGGATGGAAAGAAATGCTAAATACAGTCAGGTATGGCCAAACATTGATGAAGAAAAAGCACCTAAAGAAGATGCTTATGAGTGGGAAAATATTCCACATAAATTTGAAACCTTTGTCGAAAAAGTTTCATAAATACAATCGTCTAGAAAACATTAAATGTTTTTGTTGACATTTTTTGAAAACCGTGATATAGTATATCTATACACAAAGTATATAATAGTGAGCTACTCTGATCCAGTCAAAAAACTCACGTTAATAAACTGATATAAAGGAGACTAATATGTCAAAAATTAAAGTAGGCGTCATCGGCGTCGGTAACTGTGCTCAATCCCTCATTGAAGGTATTCAGTACTATAACGAAAATCCCAACGATCATGTAGGACTTATGTATCCAGATATTGGAGGATATAGTTCGAGTGATGTTGAATTTGTAATTGGCTTCGATGTCGATAGACGTAAAGTAAATCGTCCATTGATTGAAGCATTACGTGCTAGACCAAACTGTGCTATGAATCACGTAGAAGAAATTCTAGAGTCTGGAAATAATACTCCTGGCTGTGTTACTCCTGGTGCAATGGTTTATTCAAGTCCAACCCTTGACGGTGTCGCTGAGTGGATGGATTACTACCCTGAAGAAGTTTCATTTAGAACAGGCGCAGAAGAAGCTAAATCATTTGATGATATCGTACAGCTTATTAAGGATACAGGTACAGAAGTTCTTGTTAACTACTTACCAGTTGGTTCTGAAAAAGCAACACGTTTCTATTTAGATGTAGCTTTAAAAGCAGGCGTACACTTTGTTAACTGTATTCCAACACTGATTGAAACTAAAGAAACACAACAAATTGAACAAAAGTTTATCAATGCAGGTCTTACCTTCGTTGGTTCAGATATGCGTTCAGCTTGGGGTGCTTCAAGATTATCTGAAGTTCTACAAGGCGCAATGATTGACGGTGGTTTGCATGTAACTTATCACACTCAAACAAATCGTATTGGTGGTGCAACTCAAGGTCGCGAACATATTCGTAACGGTGTTACATCAAATACAGACTTTATTAATATGGCTGAAAAAGAACGTCTACATAATAAGCATATCTCAAAAGAGAATGTTTTGAAAGGACAGAATACTGTTCGTGGAGTTAATTATGCTGGTGATACATTGTATGCCGGTCCATCATTAACTGTTCTACAAAAACCAGGTGGCGAGTACATCGGTTCTGATAATAAGATTGCAGATCTCGATATCGTAGCATTTGGATTTGGTGGAGCTCGTTATACATTGCAAGCAAGACTATCTTGTCAAGACTCTCCAAACTCTGGTGGTGTGGTTATCTCAGCCATTCGATTCTGTCGAGTAGCGGCTGAAATGGATATTGTTGGTATTCTTCGTGGACCAAGTGCATATACACAGAAAACTCCACCTGTACAGCTTACAACGGCTGACGCAAAGTTTGAATGTGATGCATTAGCTCGTAGAGAACTTACAAGTATGACACGACCACAGCTTGCATCAGCTAAGCCTAAAGCAAAAGATCTTCCATATACCTACCAGGACGGAAAGACTGATTATGAGTAAAAGAAACGCCTTTGGTGAATTTGAAAAAATACCATCGAAGTTAATCAACTCATTTGATATTGATGGTGTAATCTTTATGGGTGACAGTTTCACTGGTGTGAATCCTGGACCTGATGATATTATCATTACTGGTAGATCTAAAGATGATCGTGCAGAAACTGAATCGATGCTCCTGGAAAGGGGCATCACCAATCCTCTCTACATGAATAATAAGCCTGGCGATTATAACGATCGTAGGCAGTCAGGTTTACACAAAGGCATGACTTTATTCTATTTAGAACAAATGGGATATAGATTTGGATGTCATTTTGAAGATGATCCAATACAAATTGAGGCTATTCAGCAGATGATGCCTCATATAAAAGTCGTACACCTTAATCATGATTTGATCGATAAAGGTGTTGACACAACTGATAATGTAGTTTATAATCAAACTATTCCATCATACTAATAGGTGATAAATGATTGATGCGACCGGAACAAAATTTGACGAAGCAGATGGCTTTCAGTCAATGCACGCAGATTATCCTTTGGATAAGTACTTTTCTATGTGCGATGTTGAAAAGTTCAGAGACTTTAAATATTTTGTAGAACAAGTTAACCTTAGAGCTGAATGGCAAAAAGGACTTACCGAGTCGTATGATTATGAGGAATATGCTCTTAATCCTGATACAGAGTATTTCCACCCTATGATTACATATGATGATCGTATGGTTTACATTGCAGAAAATATAGTGGGATTATCTAACGATGATCTCTCTATGTATAACAAAATTGGTAATACTATTATCTCTCACTTTTATGGAGCTCGTGGTATTCACCAAATTTGTACACGTACTAATGATGTTAAAAAGGCACATGTCGATTTCAAAAACTATTTTACCTCTGGTGAAAGAGAACGAATTCGATATAACCTAACTCTTGCAAGACCTGCTGGACTCGCTATATACGGTTCTACAGAATTGCGTACTTCTCTATGGGGAGCCGCAAACAAGTACCAACGCGAACGGTATGGTGTTGACACAGAGGCTGGTACTGATGCTAAACATCCTGGTAACGTGATGGATTGGGTTGCCGGTCTTGGTGAAGACGGTATGTTTGAACGCTTAATGAATTGTGAAACTATTAGTGATGCATTCAAAGAGCTTACTTCGCACGAAGGCATAGGTAATTATTATGGATTTCACTGTTCTACTTCGAACTCTGTTAACCCTGGCCTCAAATGGACAAATGATGATAACTTTGTCAAGCCAGGACCGGGAGCCCAATACACTTTACGACTACTATTTCCAGATGCACCGAACAGTGTAATTAACTCTGGTGATCTTGTCGTATGGTTTAGACACAATCAAAACTTCTTTGGATTTGATAAAATTAAAATACACGAATCAGCTCATAACGTTTTAGATTATAAAGGCGATAAGATGCTACAAAAAGATCAAACTGAAATGATGACTTACGGTTCTGAAGTTGGAATGTGTCAGTATGGAATCTTCTGTAAACTGCGTAACGATAAAAAGGCATGTGATCGTCGAACAGTTACCCGTGCAGGAGATAAGGACATTGAAAAAATGCTAAATATAGCTGAGATGAACTTAAAACCACAACCCTCTCTTGAAGAATTTTTTATATAAGGTAAATATTATGAAATCAGTTATTGCAGCACCTTTTATTCCTATGTCGTTTCAGACAAGCAGCCATAGAGCAGCTCAAGGAATAATCTATGCCGACCTATTAAAACATTATCATACAGATAATATCCATGCTAGCTTATCGCGCCCATCTGTACAAGGTGAGGGTGCTAAAGAAGCAAACAAAACTGAAGACTTTAATGAATACGATAGACTTTATATCTATCACGGTAATGATCGTAAAGCAGAATCTACAGATCTTAACTTCTTTGGTGGTACACGTAACTTTCCACATGCATATAATATAAGAAACATTTCACGATTTAAAGGAGAAGTATATTCCTTAGAAATGGATATGCCTGATTATGCTACAATGCTTGAAAACAAATTCAGTGGTCATAAGCGTAAAGATGGAACACTTGATACTATGGTACCAGAGTTTCTTCAGGTAGATATCGATAATCTACGTAAAATGCAAGAACGAGCTATTACACTTAAACCACAACATCCTACTTGGGATAAGCTTTGTATTGGCGATAGTCATGCGATTTGTATGTACCGTGAAGGATGTAATGTTAACTCAGTACCATTTAAAACTTTATATGGCGCATTAGAGATGGGTCTTGAAAAATTCATAAATAAAGATAATGTTAAGCATATCGAGTGCTACTTCGGTAACATCGATATTCGACATCATTTATGCCGACAGGACGATACTAAACAAGCAATACGAGATATTGTTGATCGTTATATTGAACAAGTCGGCGCTTTGGATATGGAAAGTAAAGTGATCTATGAACTACTCCCCATCGAAAACGAAAGACGTAATCTGCCAAAGAGCGGTTGGTATATGGGTGAGAAGTTTTATGGTTCTTGGGCTGAAAGAAATGATGCAAGACTCTATTTTAAAGAGTATGCAATGCAAAAGGTTCAAGGTACAGGTATTGAATTTCGTGAATGGCTTACACCAAGCTATTATAATGAACTTGGAGAGCTTGATTTTAAAGCTATGGAAAAACCAAAATCTGTCCATCTATCACGTGAATACTATCCTTATTGGCAAGGATTAGAATACAATAATATTAAGAAAACAAGCTTAGAGGACTTTTTTGCATGAAACACGCGACAATAATTCCACTTATCGGTGGTGAGGCATTAGCTTCAACCGACGTATTTGGTTCAAGACCAGAATACATCTTATCATACGATGTTTTTAAAGACAACGAAAAACATTTACTTAACTATTGGGATCACGAAGTTCCTTATCATGTACTTGATAAAGGTGGCGCTGCTCCACTAGGAGAAAAGATTGATGTAATGTCGAGTGTATGTCCTTGCGCTGGTCTAAGCCAATATCATTCTAAGCCTGGTGAAGAAAATCAAAACAATCAATGGATGGAGAAAACTGCTCGATACGTACTTGGTGAAGTAAAGCCAAATGTATTCTGGGGAGAAAATGCTCCTGCATTAGTTGGTAAGATTGGCGAGTTTATGCTGAAAAAGCTTAGACAGATCGGTGAAGAAAACGGCTATTCAATGAGTCTTTATCTTACAAAGAACATCAAACACGGTGTACCACAGTTTAGAAAACGTACATTTTATTTCTTCTGGAAAAAAGAACGGTTTGGTAATCGTACTCCACTCTTAACATATTATAATCGTCCTCATAAAAAGATTGAAGATATTATTGCTGGAGTTAAATCAAACTTCCAAGTAGAACCAATTAATGAAAAGATTCCAAGTCAAGACGATCCTTATTATCGTTATTTGCTTGAAGAAGTTAACAATGGTATGACTCATCGTGAATATTACGATAGTCTTAATACTGAAAATGTACGTGGTAATGACGTAGAATCTATGATTGAAAAAGCTGGTCACGACTATAATGTGGTTGGTAAATGGATGGATAAAGAAGGATATGAACGTGAAGTTCCAAAATGCGAACGTAAATATGAAAAGCTCGCATCCGGTGGTAACATTATGAGACGTGGTACTATCGTTCCAAAGGATTATATTGGAGCTTTTGTTGGTCATTATCCAACTGTTCTTACACATCCATACGAAGATCGTTATATTAATTATCGTGAAGCAATGACTATTATGGGTCTACCTTCTGATTTCGAATTATTAGATCCAAAGAAATCAGTTAACCATATTTGTCAGAACGTACCTTATCAAACAGCATCTGATATGTGCGAAGAAATTAAAGCAGTATTCAATAACAATAGACCTTGGGCTGATACTGATTTCTTGTTCCAATCGAACATCAATCAAAAGCATGAATTGTGGAACAAAGAAGAAGCAACGTTAGAAGCATTCATTTAATGGTTGACATTTGTACACATATAAGTTATAATATAATCTAACGTGAGGAAATAATGAAACACTTTATTATAGATTTTGAAACAATCGGTCAATGGTCTGCAGTCGTACCTGCTATTGATTGTTCCTATACAACATTTGATTGGGAACGATTTACTAGTGATAATCCTTATTCTTTTAGAGAATTAGTTCTTGGTATGACGACAGATAAATTTGATATTAAAGATCAGATGGTTACGTATGGTTGTAAATACAACGAACGTGATCTTCAGTGGTGGTTAGATCAGCCACCGGCGCTTCGTACAAATATGAAGCCAAACAAAGCACTTGATCTTAACGCTGTACAGTTTATGGAAAAGTTTATCAACTACTTAAGAGATGAACAACCGATTAGTCATTGGTGGTCAAGATCAAATAGCTTTGATCCAGTTATTTTAGAGCGTCTTGCTCAAAATGCTGATAAGAGTTCTTTGCTAAATGATTACCTTAAGTACTGGGCAGTAAGAGATACTCGTACATATATCGATGCTAAATTCGATTTTAATGTACCAGGTGGAAAGAACGGATTTATTCCTGTATCCGACATTGCAAAATGGGAATACAACTTTAAAGCACATGATAGTAAACATGATGTTGCTGCAGATATTCTGAGGTTACAAGCTATCGTAAGAGCTGAGGCAGATATGGAGCAGATTGAAATATGAAAATAGAAGTAAGTATTGAAGAATTACGAAAACAAAAAATCTTTGTAGGTACACCTATGTATGGCGCTCAATGCGCTGGTACATATACGAAAGCATCTACAGACCTTGCTACTATGTGTGCCACTAATGGTATTGGTATTCATTTTTATTACCTATTTAATGAGAGCTTGGTTCAGAGGGCACGTAACTATATTGTAGATGAGTTCCTAAGATCCGATTGTACTCATTTATTGTTTATCGATGCCGATATCGGATTTAATCCACGTGACGTATTAGGTCTAATGGCTGTTAACTTAAAAGATCCAGAAGAATTTAATATCGTTACAGGTCCTTATCCTAAGAAAACTATTGCTTGGGAGAAGATCAACAAGGCTGCTGATGCAGGCTTTGGTAAAGAAAACCCATTTGAATTAGAAAACTATGCTGCAGATTATGTCTTTAATCCA